AAAATTAGAAAGTAAACTTTGTTCCGCACTATCAGCAACATCCCCACGCTCATTAGTACCACCAAAATCCCATCCTTTAAGACCATCTACATTTTCTATCAAATCTCCGTTTTCCATATTAGCAGAATTACCATCTTTAGCTAATGAAGTAGAATCCAATACTGTTCCTGCTCCTGATGGGGCTTTTTGAAGATGATATACTCCTACAAAATCACTATCCCAAACAGCTTGAGCGGCTGTAGTTCCTACCGTACCAACATAGGTATCATTATCTGATTGAAGCGAATCATAATATAATGTTAATGCTGTTCCAGAAGACGGATAACTAGTCAATTTAGTATGAAGTACTGCTTTTTTATTTGACTCATTCCAATTTTCTATTTCAGTATATAAATCATTATCATTTTTATCCGCAATTCTTATCTTTAATTTATTTGATCCTAATTCTGTAAAAATATCATTCGTATTAAAATCTGTTATACCAGAAGCAGAAGTCAATGAAATCAACAATGGAAAATTCACTAAATCTCCACTAGGAGAACCAGAAACATTTAGTGTAAAAGAATTAGCCCAAGGAGTCATAGAGTCTGATGAAGAAGAACTACTTGAAGAAACTGATTGACTAGATGAGCTTGACGATGAAGATACAGATGACGAAGATGAACTACTTGAAGATGAAATACTTGAAGATGATAATGAAATTGATGAGGAAGAAGAACTTGAACTCACCGATGAACTTGACGAAGATGACGAAGACGATTGACTAGAACTTGAACTTGATGAAGAAACTGATGAAGAAGAGCTTGAGCTTGAAGAGCTTACAGAAGATGAGCTTACAGAAGATGAACTTACAGAAGAAGAAGATATAGAACTGGAAGAAGAAGAAACAGAACTTGAAGATGAACTCAAACTTGACGAAGATTCTGATGACGAAGATAATGAATTTTCAAGAATTTCATAATTTTGAGAATATCCAGTTATTGTACTAGCACTTCCAGCATCTCTACTTGATAATGTATATAGATATCTCTTATCTCCAGTTTCACAAGTAATTGTTAAAGTATCTATTAATGTAGTTCTAGAAGCATCTGAATAAATTTTACAAGTTGCGGTTGTTCCATTTCTTTCAAATTTAAAATAAGTCAAAGCAATTGAAGATACAGCACCAAAGTCATATGTATCTGAATTATTATTACTCATATCACGCAATCTAATTATAAAAGAACCTGAATTTGGTCTATATAAATCTACAAATATACCATCATTCGCAGTATCCCAATCTACCCATGTTCCAATTGTATCAGAAACACAACAAAGTACATCTTGTCCAGAATTAGTTCCTGCTGTAGTAATTTCAGCTTCAAATTCTATATCAAAATCGGCAAAGTAATTTACTCCGTAATCTTTATAAACATAACTAGTAGCATCTTGACGCATTGTATCAAAAGCCACTTTTGGAACTGTAACAGTTAAATCATTATTACCATCTACTTCTGTAAATGTTAATAAATTCTCAAATGGAATATATGAATAAGAACTACTACTATTTGAAGAAGAACTACTACTATTTGAAGAAGAACTTGAAGAAGATGAAGCAAATTGAATTTCGTAATTCCTAACCCTACCACTCAAAGTATCAGCAGGACTTGTTCCTGTATCATCTCTTGTAGCCAATACATATAAATACCTCTTTGCTCCAGTTTCACAAGTTACAGTAATAGTATCAATTAAAGAAGTCCTTGCAGAATCAGAATAAAACTGTACCGTTGCAGTTGTTCCATTTCTTTTAAAGGTACAGTATATTATATTTGAAGTGCTTCCACCATCTACATAATCATCTTGATTATCAGTATTATAATCAGTTAAGAAAAAACTAAGATCATTATTTCTATTATAAGCCCAAACAACTATACCATCATTAGCATCTCGTATATCTTGATTAGTTCCAATTGTATTAGAAACACAACAAATTACTACATTTCCTTGAGCATCACCAGCATCAATTTTGACTTCAAAATCTATATCAAAATCTATAAAATGACTTGCTCCAAAATCATAATAAACATAAGCAATATCATCTCTACGTGTAGAAGTAAAAGCCGCTGATGGTACTGAAATATTAAATGTTCCATTACCTGAAACTTCGGTATATGTGGTTAAATTTTCTATTGCCATTTTACTATAATTGCCTTATCCTATAATTGTTACTTGATAACTGTCTAATTCAGCTACCTCTACTACTGTTCTCCTGTTACTTATTGACTTTACGGTACTAGGTACAATTACTTCTCCTTTAGGTACTTTCATTAATTGTACTATGGGCCATTCGTTTAAAAGATCATGTTTAATATTACTAACGTAGTTATCTCCAGAAGGACTCCACCCACCAGAAGCGATTAATGTTGAAAACATATCAGCGGCAGAAGCATCTAGTGTAACTGTAGATCCACTCAAAGCTCCTTGATACATCTTATTTATAAGTAGATTACTAACGACTTTATTGTAGTCATTATTATTATCACAATGCACTACTGGTTGAAGATTATGGGGATCTTCTGTAGGCACAGGTATATCTATATGGTTACTCCATTTGTAGGCTAGAGCATTACTTATAAGTTTATTCTTCTTATCTTTTTCTCCAGCCGTTTGACCAGTAGCGGTTTCATCCACAGAAGGTAACGGTGGATATACATCTACGGGATCTATTGACCCTCCTACTATTCCAGCCTTATACCATTCCAATCTGAATTTTTGAGAATACTCATACCCACCTTCGACTTCCCATTTATCTCCTACCCAAAATTCAAAGAAACCATCTGCATTTGTTTTTAAGTTGGCTACGCTAGTTGTAGTGATAGCTCCAGTAGAAGGATTCCTATAAATACTTGCTTCTATAGATCCTATGCCAGTTCCATCCGATAGATAAAACCGTATTTCCACATTATCTAATGGAGTTCCCTCCTCATCAACTATGTATTGCCAATAGTGATATCTTGCCATTATTTTACTCCCTTAAAAAATTATACTTTCTTATATATTTATACAAATTAAGCGATAGAACTTATTGAACTTGAACTTTCGCTATGACTAGAGCTTGAAGACGAAACGGAAGTTGAAGATATAGAGCTTGAAGAACTTGATACGCTAAACGATGAGGAAGAAGAGGACGAAAAACTTGAACTGGACAATGAAAATGAAGAAGAGCTTGACGATGTTGAACTGGTACTCTTACTTGACGATGAAGAACTAAAAGAAACCGATGAAGAAGATGAGCTAACTGATGAAGAAGATGATACGCTGGAGCTTGAAGAGCTTACACTTGAGGAACTTGCACTTATTGATGAAGATGAAGACGATTCACTAGAACTGGAAGAACTTAACGAAGTAGAAGAAGATGAAATCGAAGAGCTTGAACTTGAAGTCGAAGAACTTGAGCTTGAAGATTCAGAACTTGAAGATTCAGAACTTGAAGAAAAACTCACAGAACTTGAACTGGTACTCTTACTGGAACTTGAAGAAGATACACTTGAGCTTGATTCTGAAAAACTAGAGCTTGAGACAGATGAAGATGACGAAGAACTTGACGAAGACTTCGATGACTCACTAGAACTCGACTCACTTTCAGAGCTTGACGATGTTGAAGAGTAACTTGAAGAGCTTGACGATATTGAAGAAGAAGAAGATGAAGATACACTAAAGCTTGAGCTTGAAGATACGCTGGAGCTTGAACTTGATCCAGACGATTGACTGGAGCTTGAGCTTGAGATACTGAAACTTGAACTGGACGAAGAACTTGAAGCAGTAGGAACAAGTTTTTCTATTCCATAATTAAACACTACTCTTGCTGTCTCTGGTTTATACAATTCAGAGCATTTAGAGTAGAAAAGCAATTCATCATTTATATTAAAAATACCTACTTCCCTTATAGTTAAACCTTCTCCCCAAGGAACTATAAAATCAAGAAAATAACTACCATCATTTTCATAAATTCTCCAATAGCTACCGCTAGCTGTAGGAGACTCAAGATCATTACTAGTGAAAGGATTCCATTCAGCAGGAGCCGATCCTACTGGAGATTCACCGTCACCAACTTTCCAATATCCAAGGTTTGGGCCTATACCCATACTCATAATATCTTCTTCTTCTTGTGAAAGATATATAACATTTCTTTCTAGATAAATAAAATGAGCAGTTCCAATAACAGGATAATCAAATTCTATTCTTACATTATCAGCATCTTCAATATATATTTCACTTGGAAAAATATGATTCCTACAATCATCATAAACTTGTACTAACAAAAAATATGTATTCATATCATGTTCAATATTCCATGTGCTAGCTTCTACAGTTTGTTCAAAAATCAAATCTGATCTTCTTAGAAAAGCCGCACCAACTAAGCATGGCTCTATACTTGCGCTTGAAGAAGAAGTTGAAGAAGATGAGCTTGAATAGGAACTCAATGAACTGCTACTTGAACTCAATGAACTGCTACTTGAACTAGAACTCAATGAAGAAGAACTTGAACTTACACTAGACGAACTTGAGCTTGAAGAAGAACTTGTAGAACTAGAACTTGTACTTGTACTACTTGAACTTGAATATGATGTTCCTTCATGTTGAATTTCAATCAATGCTACATAACCAGATGGGCCAAAGGTTTGCATTTCATAATTTAATAAAGTTAGATCCCCACCTGTAGGAATTACTGTAAGCGTATTTGGAGAAACACCAGTACTAACAGAAGTTCCACCAGGTACTCCATTTATTTTATAATTAATTCCTATTTTAAATGGCATATTAAATGTCGTTCTAATTGCTCTGACATCCATCCCAATTGACCATGAACCTTTTGGTTTAAAATGTTGCTGAACACCAACTGCATCGAACTCCCATCTAGGGCCAGCAGGATTCCACGCAATTCCACCACCACTTGGAGTCCAAAATCTAGGATCTGTTATTGATTGCCATATTGCCATAATTTTCCTTAATTACTGATTAACACAATCATCAGGCCAGCTTATTATCATTACTTCATTTGATGAGTCATTTATATTACAAGGCCAAGTTTTACATTCCACTAAATCCCAATCTGGACAAGCAGAACTTGTACTACTAGAAGAAGACGAAAAAGAAGTCGATGAAGAAGATGACGATTGACATTCGGCTATAGGCCCATTGTATTCAAAGGAATCTTCTTCTAATACTTCCAATGTATCAATGTCTATTTTTATGTGGTTATAAATTTTCATTATTATCTAGTATATTTATATATTTTTTTTAGTATTTCTAAACAATCTCCTTTAAATATTGACAAGGGGTACTTGGAACAAATTTTTTACCAAGTCTAAGAATATCCAAAAATAGAAAACAACATCTACCACATCTACTACACTCTCCTATTATCTTCCCATCTTCAAGGTAATATGAACAACTGTTTGTAGGTCTTCCAGTCCATTTTTCAATGGGATATAATTCACATATTAACGGTCTATTTTCATAAATACTACATTCATACTTCGGCATAAACTAATACTCCTAACCGTAAAACTCTATGTTAGTTACTGTATAAGCACTACCTTCTCCACTTCCTACTTGTAATTCTTTTATATCTGCACCTTGAAATGTTATATCAACCTCATCTCCTGATGTGTAGTCAGATATAATAAAAAGAGCAACTGAATTTGAATCTCGTAGTCTCAGATATGTAGGAGATCCCACAGTATGTGTTACACGAATCTTAGTTGGTCTAAATCCTTCAACCCAAGTTCCAAGTTCATCTAACCAGCAATACTCACCACCTTTACCTCCTTCGCTATCCCATACTGAGCCGCTCCATGATCCAAAAATAGTAGTCCAATAAGTATTATCAAAATACGCTTGCCATGAAAAAGAAGTAGAACTACTGCTTACCGAAGTAGAACTACTGCTTACGGAACTAGAACTTATAGAAACGGAACTGGAGCTACTAGACGAAGAGCTTAAACTACTAGACGAAGAACTTACACTTGAACTTGAGCTACTTGAACTGGACACACTTGAACTTGAAGAACTTACACTTGAACTTGACGAACTATCTTCTGTAAAGACAAACGTATCTAACCATCCTGTATCTTCTCCAACTGACTCTGAATAATCTTCATCATAAACCCAATATACTGAATCAGTACTTGATATATGATAACTTACTAATACCCAATCAACAGTACCCGAAATTCGTGTTTGTAAAACATCATTAATATAAAATGATAACCAATCATAGTCTTCTTCACTTGATACCTTCCAATACCATGATAATTGCCCATCATATGGATGAACTAAATCTATTCTAGTAGATTGATCGAAACCAATAGCCCCACCTTGTAACGCTTCTATACCAGAATGTACAAAACTACTTTGTTTGAACCAATCTGCATCTCCTGAAAGGTTAAAATTTAATCCATCAAATGTAAGATCAGCAGAAGCAGAACTTGTGCTTGAACTTGATCCTGAACTTGAGCTTGAGCTTACTGAGCTTGAACTTGAGCTTACTGAGCTTGAACTACTGGACGAAGAAGATAGCGAACTTGAACTGGAACTTACCGAACTGGACGAAGATGAACTTGAAGATAATGAACTACTGGATGAAGAAGAAGAAAAAGAAGAAGAACTTGAAGATAATGAACTACTGGACGAAGATGAACTTGAAGAAGTTGAACTACTTAATGAACTACTAGATGAAGAAGAAGAAAAACTACTTAATGAACTACTGCTTGAAGAAGAAGAAAAAGAAGAAGAACTTGAAGATAATGAACTACTGGACGAAGATGAACTTGAAGAAAGTGAACTACTTAATGAACTACTGGATAAAGAAGAAGAAGATAGTGAAGTACTAGAGCTTGATAAACTAAAATTTTGACTAATAAAAAATCTTGCCATTAGAAAATAATCTGGTTGATCAGTAAATAAAGATGGACTACCATCACCTATTTGATCACCAATATCATACATCCAACCATTACTAGGGCCAACTAATGAATAAGTAATTTCAAGACCGTTTTTACAAGCATATCCTAAATAACTTATTCCTGCACTAACAGGGAAAGCATCCCCTGAAAAATCTACATTTTGATTTAAAGTTTTAAGTCCTGTAGTTAAAGATATATCTTGAACCCATTTTTTATCTGTATATACGTCAGAGACACCATCTCTAGTAAAAGTAGAAATATCAACATCTCCAGCTACACCAACATATAATTGAATTTGAGTTACATATCCATCAGTCGGAACAGCTATGTTACTTCCAGGATCTCCATCTATTACTATGTGGGTAGCACCTCCTGTATCTTGTGCTTGAAATGATGGAGTATAAGGATATCCGTACCAATATCCTGCATAAGAACTATAACTTGAAGAGCTTGAGCTTGAGCTTAATGAAGAAGAACTACTTGAAATACTACTTGAGCTTAATGAAGAAGAACTTGAGCTTAATGAAGAAGAACTTGAAGAAGATGAACTTGATAACGAAGAAGAACTTGAACTGGACGAAGAACTTAATGAACTGGACGAAGAACTTAACGAACTGGATGAAGAACTTGAACTGATCGAACTGGATGAAGAAGATAGCGAACTACTACTTGAGCTTGAGCTTGACTCACTAGATGAACTACTTGAATCACTAGATGAACTACTACTACTCAATGACGAAGAACTTGAACTGGAGCTTGAGCTTAATGAAGAAGAACTACTTGAAATACTTGACGAACTAAGTGAACTACTTGATGAACTTGAACTACTGGAACTTGATGAACTTACCGAAGAACTCGATGAACTTACCGAAGAACTTGATGAGCTAGACAAAGCCGCTTTTAACACAAAAACACCAGCGATTTTTCCACAGCTTCCACCTTCTGGCCCATCAGTCAAGAAACGCTCATCAATCACAGGACTAGTATTATTATGATATACTTTGATATACATCGAAGTAGAAAATCCATCTAAGCTTGCAACATCTTGAAGAAGATATCCATAACTATAACTATACTCATGAAACATTATATCAGTATCTAAGAAGGTTATATAATTAACTCTGGAACCCATACAAAAAATCATTGGTAAATCTGCATTTATATGGTTGTAATATCCAGTCCATATTCCATCATACCAGTTATCAGGATCAACATTATAATTAACACCATAAACCGTATCAATTGGAGTAGTTTGATTTACATTTTCACATGCGACATATCCTAGCACAGTTCCATCGTCAGGGCCAAATACCCAATCTACATTAATTTCATCGTTTGTCCTTGAAACTATTCCGCTTTCTAATAAATATCCAGTCCAATGATATATACTTCTGTATGTCCTATCATTTACACCAATCGAAAAAATCGGTGTTAATTTATTACCTCCTAATTCAACTTTATCTATCTCCAAAGGAACATCTGGATCATCTGCTCTAGCAGAAATCGCAACAATTACTGCTCTATCACCATTCCCACCGACAGCCGATGGAACAGGAAAAGATGCACTAGCTGGATCAGAATACTCAAAAATGCCGTATTCCCAAAATTGAAACCCTGGACCTGGATTGCTATCAATCATTTCTACGTTTAAAAATACACCAGAAGTAGAACTTGAACTTATCGAACTTGAGCTTGACAAGCTTGAACTAGATGAACTTGAACTTAACGAACTTGAAGAAGATATAGACGAAGACGAAGAAGAAGACGAAAACGAAGATAATGAAGACGAAGATATAGACGAAGACGAAGAACTAGTAGAACTTGAGCTTGAAGGATGTATCCAAATATTGACCAGCGGCCCAACTCCACTTGGATATCCAGCTAATCCACCAGAAGGAGTATCTTCAAAATCATGGAATATAGTCCACGTTCTATCAGGACAAGGATCTCCACATTCTTTATGTAGATAAGTCAAGTACGGAGAAGAACCAGCTATTGTAGCCCACCCATTAACAGGTTGAGCAAATCTAATTTTTAAACTATCATCTCTTTGAATACATATACTCTTAGGTTCTATTCTTCTCGCATAAGGTCTATCTTCATTTACCTTACCACAACTACCTTGTAAAATTTCCCATGCTTGAACTACTACATACCTACCAAGACCGTGATTTACATGCCACTCTTTATTTGCGTAATTCTGTCTATGTAAATAAGTAGCCACACCAGCCGAAGGAGTAGGCCCACTTCCAGAAAGGTATTGACTACCTGTAAAAAATGTATTAAAAAATCCATCCGAATCTAATGGATATAAAGGAATTGAAGTAACCCCTTTAGCTTCACTTGCAGAAGGAGAAATTAACTCATGATAAATTACATGCTTATTAACTGGTCTTACATATTCCCAATTTCTAATTAGCTCCGTAGCTAAGAATTCATTAATAATAAAACTTTCACCAGAAAATAAATCATTAAATGGCTGTACATCAATTAATGGTTCTGTATTAAGATCTACTTCTACAATATAGTGAGGAGTAATTACAGGAGATCCACTTGGGCCAAGACCTTCCACAAAACGTGAAAAATCTACATGCTGTGGATAGACCGTTCCAAAAAATTCTCCGTCCAATCCATTAGTAATAGAATTCAATGCATGAAGTACTGTATATGATTGACATCCTTGAAGTGTATGAGTGATTACTTCTGTTAAATTACTTTCTAATCGCTTACCATCATATACATAAACATTTAATTGTGGTGTTCCAGCGGAAGGACAGGTTCTATCAATTCCTATTCTATATCTGTTACCTGATTTATAATTTGTTATGCTTCCAATGGTTGAATATACCGTTCCATTATATTGCTCATATACAGCGAAACGTCTTTGACTACCTACCTTCTCCATTGCTACGGCAATCCAATCACTATACGTAGTTCCGAAACCATGATAATCATTACTCAGACCATAGAACATAAAGCTACAGTTATTAACCGTTTGCGCTCCCATTGCAATACCAGCACAATGTTCAAAATCACCAACAAAACTTTGTCCTGATAAACTCAAAGTTCTTGTTCCAGTATCTACAGTATCCCACGCTGAAACACTTACGGTATCTGTACTTATACTATCTACAAATGAATTTAACTCCCTTGCTTTATAGCAAAGAAATTTCTCTGATTGACCGCAATCCCATGAATCAAAACAAGTAGGCTTTTCAGTAGCATGAACTGGATAATTAGAAGGATCAAATTGAGAATACCATAAATCTCCTGCACCACCAGAAGGTTGTTGACCATAAAATTCTAACCAATTGTAGTCATTAATAGGATTAATTTCTGGCCCAAAATAACTCCGTACTCCTTTAGGAATTCCAGGGTGAAAACTTGGAAATCTATCATAACTAGCTAATCCACCGTCACACCATTCATCCCACCGCTCATAAACATTCATAGCGCTAGTAGAATTAGATAGGAATAATTTCCAGATAATATATAATGCATTGTAAGTACCAATGCGTTTTAAGAAATAAATTAAATTTTCCGTCCACTCACGTAAATTTATTTCTGCAAACTGTTCATTAATTTCTATTCCATATATTTGAGCGATATAGCCTAGCCAGCGAAGTTGAATTTCTCTAGAGTCCATTAATGACCATAAAGTTTTCATCATAGTATATGGTTCATGATGTACTTGATCGAAGTAAACCTTTAACCATTCCACTACATTAGGAGTTTGATTATGCGCTGGTATAGCTCTTACGGCATAATCTTTAAGACCTTCAAATTCTATTGAATAGATATCTGTTTCACTAGTAGGCCAAACTTTTCCGAAGAAAGCAAATGTTCTTTCTTGATTAACATAATCTCTATATTCTAAATTTTCTGATCTTGCTAGCCACGCATGAAAAAAGCTATCTTTACGGAAGTACATCTCATTGCCTATTCCTATTGCACTTAAAGAAGCCGTTTCTGTATCAGTACGAAACTTCTTAAAGTCTTCATAGACTCCTTGATACTCCATCTTGAAACGATTACCATCAATTTCTTTTATAAGAAATTTCTTACCTACAAATCCATCAGTAGCATCGTCCTCATAAAGAACTGTAAACACTCCTCCATCAGCCCAAATACCTTGTCGTGGGCCAGCTAGAAAAGATCTTTGTGTACCTGTAGTTCTACTAACTAAGATATTAAAGTATCTTTCAAGTAGCTGATAATTAGGATCTGAAAATTTACCCATTATACTCTCTTAGTTGATCTTATTCATCAACTCATCCATCTTCTGTTTAATTCTTTTCCTTTCTTCTTCTACTTCAATATAGTCCTGTCTCAACTCTTGATTAGTTGGATCTCTTCTTAATTGTCTTTTAATATTCATCTTATCTTGAACTAATTTATCATGCATAAATTGATAAAATTTATAATCGCTTTTTATTTGTTGATTCTGTAATGCTCCTGCAAAATCATTTTCATATGTTTTCATTTTAGAATCGACTCTTTCTATTACTGCTTTATCTTCTTTATCCACTCTTTCATTAGTAGCAAATGTAGTAGCAAAAGCAAATACCGCACCAATCAAAACGATTAAAGAACCAGCGATTGCCAAAGTAGTTTTTAATTTTTTAGTAAACATTTAGAACTCCTCTACTATCTTTACTGTGTCAGGGGCTAAAACAGGAAATTGATTTAACCCTATTTGAATTGGTCTAAGCATATTATCTCTATCAGTCCAAGGAGGAGTTACCCATCTTGGATAAAGAAGAGAATTATGACCATAAATTATTTTGTTACTATTTATGTCACGAATATCTATATTTCTTATACCTCTGATATTTTCAAATTCGTTATCTGGAGATACTTGAGTAGTATCCAGTAAAAATTCTACAATATCTTTAAAATCCATTTCGCTATAGAATAACTGATTTTGTGGTCTGAAATAATAAATCAATTTATCTAATACATCCTGTGCAATATTAGTAAAATTAAATATCCTTTTCTTCCTCACTCCAATTTCAAAAGTGAAGTAAACTAAATCTGGAACTTCAAATACCTCATAAGCAGAAATCATTTTTCTCGGAGCAAGGTAATTAAGTAATTCCTCTTCCCATGCTTGAGCATATCTAATAGGAACAAGGGTTGACGCTGATACTCCCCAATCAGTCCAGAACATACCAGCGGAAGTAACTATAGTATTGTTTCCCCACACTTGAGGAATAACACTAAGATGTACTAAGTTATATTCTTCTGGATCACCAGCGGAAGGAGATATATCTTGCTCTCCCCATGCATTAGCTCTTATGATATCAGAACGTGAGGATAAATAGGAATTGTAGTCATTCGAAGTAACATCTCTAAATTGCGCTCTAAGAGCGGAAGCGGAGTTAAACTTGATCTCCGTTATGGTTTCGGGGTTAGCGGCTCCAATACTTGCCGCTGATAAAGTAATTGTGATTGTGCTATTGTCTACATAAACTGGAACAACTCCAAGTTCCTCCATAAACTCATCGTCTACTATAATCCAAGTTTCAGCTACATCTGCACCAATACTTCCATCTATGCCTTTAGAATCAATAACTCTAATATTTATTTTATCATTAGGAGCAGGAACATTTCTAGAAGAATTAAATACTACTTTATATCTTTCATATCTATCATAGATAAACATATAAACGTCATCAGATACTTGAGGAATAAGATCTAAATAAAAATCTGAAACTCTTGTCCATTCAGTTTGTACAGTACCAGATTGTGGTTGAACTAGTACTCTCAAAGTAGGATAAATATCTGTTAAATCATCGTCATAAGCATAATCGGCTGGAAGGATCAATTCATTATCAACTAAATCATCTCCTGAATAGTTTTCTAAATCTACTACTTGTCCTTGTTTTACAGGTAAAGGAAATTGAAGCAATGGGCCAGTAGCGGTTACTTGAGTGGAAGTAGTAGTGGTATAAAAAATAATATTACCTTCATTGTCTGTACGTCCAGAATTTAATTGTTTCCAAGGAAGTACTCTAAATACATCTCCTGCTACTATCGGATCACCAGGCCCACCAGTTACCGTGACTGTTACAGTAGCTCTAGCTGATCTAATTCCCTTTGGCTCATATCCAACCTGTCTAGCCAATCTGTTTGCCGCTTCATAAACATCGGCTGTTTCTAAGAAAACATTTTTAGCAATCTTATTGGTGAAGAATGTAGTCAATTCACCGATATAAGACATAAGCTCCATAAGGATTGAGATATTGGCTCCTTCGAAATCATAATCTCTATATACATCACTTTGCTTTAACTCTTCCCTAAATTTATCTACCAATGTTAGAAAATCAATTTCTAGGTAGCTTGGTGTAAAATCTGTCATTTTAGTTTACTCCTAAACTTGTTTTTGCATCCTCTATCGCTAATTCAGCACTTAATTGAGAACGTCCTACATTTCCTATTTTTTCCATCTCTACTCTATAATGACGTTTCTCTTCATCATAACAAAGAGTAACATCATATTTTCCTATTTTCATTGGCTTTCTTATATCTTTAAATTGATGATTTAATTTTAACCAATTATTAAATGTAGTCATTTAATATCCTTATCTAGACAAAATAAAATCTATTACTTGAGTGTCATCCCTTCCAAGTATAGTAAAATTAATCTTACAGCGATAAGTATTAGAATTATACAAAGGCTCAATATCAAATACAGTTACTTCTATTCTAGGTTCCCATATTTTAATTGCTGATAATAAATTTTCAGCTATAATCCTTGCAGTAACTTCATCCATAGGTTCGAAAAGAAGACCCCAAATATTAGTAGCAAAAGTAGGCAACATTCTTCTTTCACCTTGAAATGTTAATATAATATTCCGTATACTGTTTAATACAGCGGCTACATCTACGTCCTTCTGCATATCACCATCGGATTGCTTACTATAATTTTCGTCTAAGTCACTCCAAAAAAAGCTTTGATCAACCATGTTTCCTCTGTGGATTTATTACTATATCGTCTGTATATTTTTTTCGAATAGGTCTAGAAGTATTTATCTTTTTTTTATCACCATTATCAATAATTAGAATAGATTCTGTATTTCTTCTAGATATTATTCTTTCTTTGTACTTTTTATAATACTCTGCATTGTAATTTTTTACCTTGATTTTATTTTCACGTTTCCACCTTTTGTCACGTTTTCTTTTTAATATTTTATAACGCTCCGTTTGTTTTAACCTGTTATTTCTATCCCTTTGACAGTCCTTACATTCTACTTGCTTGCCGTTAGTCCTACTCCTGTTATTGTAGTACTTTTTATCAAGTCTCCTATTCTTACCACATGTAGGACATATCTTTTTCATATTCGCTCAAATTTCGTACTTTGATAATCTTTATGTTTTCTATCGGTAATATTGAAGTAATAGCCGTAGTCATCCTTACCAATGAATTCAAGATATTTAGGATCTACCTTCAAACGCTTGGAAATCTTCTTCTTAGCTTGCTCTAACTTTCTATCTTCTACAAGATACCGTATTAGTCTCATGTTGCCATTGCCAAATTTTTATTAGTTAATTTACGAGTGAGATTTCTCATTTTTATTTCGTCCATAAGACTAGTAAAAAGATTTCCTGCTAAAGTCTTAAAATCGCTCTTCTTATGCTTAAAATAAAAACTCAAAATTTCTTTATCGTTCATTTTTTCTAAGCTAGTGTTTACGGTTACTTTCTCACCTAAATATTTTTCTACTAAATCCATGTTATTCTCCTAAATGATTGTCTTTAATACTTTCTTTCCACCTTTAGCTAGTTGAGTATAATCGGCTACTCTTCTAGGATTAAATCCACAAGCATTAGGACATGTTTTACAATGAGCGGTAGAGCAACATATTTTAGAAAGTACCTTATTCCAATTCGCCTTTGGATGGACTTTCTTCATTCCTTCTATTGCTTGTTTCCAGCCTTGACTTCCAGGACTCATGTTCTGATAAATATCAGCATTTTTCATTCTACTGGATTTAGCCGATCCGAAATGTAGTAAAGTAATAACATCAACGGCAGGATCTTTAGAATAATTAATTGCTTCTTTTGGATTTCTTGCTACTACTCTTATGTTGACGTTGCCTGGATAGGATCTTTTCAAATTTTTAGCTATCGCTAATTTGAATCCCATTTGCTCATCTACAGACATGTTTATATTAAATACTGGTTTACCTTTCAATGGCCCCTCTGTAAACACACGACCAGCGTACTTCTTAACGAATCTCTCTTGTTTAGTAATAGCTTTAAGTTGAAGCCCTACCAATTGAGCGTCATCAATGATCCTTTCTATTTCTTTATCAGTAGCTTCGTCTTCTATATAATCACCAGAAGAGAAAAATCTTAATCCACCCATTCTATTAAGATCAGATACTTGTTTTAATCCAGATTTAGTTAATTGAAAATTTCCGTCTTTATCTTGTTTAAAAGTTCCGTCTTTTTCTTTATTCAACCACTTCTTAAAAGTATCTTGATATCTAAGTCCTCTCTTCTCAGCTTTTGCAAGAAAGTATTTAGGATGTTTCTTTGCTACTTCTCTTGCAGACTCTACGTAACAATAAGCACATGTAGGATTATTAGCTTCGGTAACTTTCAATTTATCCGCTCTATTCTGTAAAGTTTTAACCCTTGAATCTTCTGCTCCTGCTTCAATTGCTTCTTGTAAATCTTTATTAGCTTGTGACCAGTCCTGCATCATTTCTAAAAGTTTTTCTCTTTTAGGACATACTGTAGATATATCTACCGAAGATTTTGTTTTTGTATTACCACCAATAGCACTCCATTGTTTAACACAATCTTCAAGTTCTTTTTGACTATTATACTGCTTTGCTCTTATCTTAAATAGATACTCTAAATATGCGTCCTCTGGAAACCATCCCTTACCAAATTTATCTTTGGCCCATTCAAATAACTTACTAGTAAATCCATCTTTGCTTCTTCCAAGACTAGCTTCAAAATCAACTATGCTATTAAATCTCTTCATCACATCATTTAATTTTGCTTCTCCTTCCTTCTGTTCGACTTGCCAATTCTTATACATTTTTATTATATCATTAGCGAATCTCTGTTTTTCCTTATAGCTTTGAAGAGCATCAGAATATAGCTCTTTTGGATCTCTACCAAATGAAGCTTGTCTTCCCCATCCTTTACCTGTTACATTAGGAGACTCAAGACCATGAAGAATATATTTACCGATAAAAGATTTTTTCTCTAAATCATCCAAAGCATGAAATGACTTCTTTGATTTTTTAGTAATATCTTTAAAAGCCTTTTCTACTTCTGCATCCCATTCACTTTTCGGCTGTACATCCTTTGAAGCCTGAAATTCAGCGGCTTTGAGTTTTCTATTAGCCTTTTCTTCTCTAGATATTTCATTAAGTAAATTAAAATGACTTACCTCATCCTCTGATAATTTTCCATCTACAGGATAATAGACATCTTCAAGTAAGGGATGTTCTAAAAACAGCCAAGTATTTTGACCTAGTATAATAGCTTCATCTATCCGTTCTGGTTCTTGTCTCATATAATCGTTTAAATTCATGTTATACTCCTAATATATTCATCTATTTTATTTTTATCAGTAACATCATTATCCATGATCCAATTTACTGTCTGTCTAATCACTTCACCAAGCTTCGGCCCTGCTTTCATTCCTGTAAGAGCCATGACATGATTACCATCGACTAATTTTATTCTCTTCTTTACTTCTCCTACATTTCCGTATTTCTCTTTAATCTTAACAGCCTTTTCAACTATCTTTTCAAACTCTCCAGCATGTCTAAATACATCTCCTCTGGAAAATTCATCTGCTCGACCTACAGCTACAAGTACATCCCAATTATCATCATTGACTAGTTTAGCTATTTTAGATGGACGCATATCAAGGATCTTATGAAACTTCATATGATTCCCAACCGAAAAAACCATAGCATCCCTTTCTTTATTACTCATCTTTAACCTGTCTGCAATTGCATTGACTAGTTTTATACTTTTTTCTGCGTGTCCGTAGTATGTTGGGAATCCATGTTTTTTGTGAGGGGCAAAGGTGACTCCTTTTCCGACATCATGCAAAAGTATAGCAAGATTTTTAATCGGATCTTTAGTATTACTCTTTTTAAGTGCCGCAAGAACATGACTATATACTGTTCCTCCTTCTCCTCTTGTCTCTGGATGAAACTGTAAATTTTCCCTAAACCATTTCAGATTCATCACTTCTGGTAAGACATGCCTTAATATTCTTAACTCATCTAAAATTTTAATGTAGTCAGCAAACTTTTCACCACTCTGAGCCGCTGATTTTAGTAGCTCTTCTTTTACTCTTTCTGGAGCAAGACTCAAAATATTTGGTGAAAGTTTTTGAGCCGCTTTCTTAGTCTTAGGATCTATCTCAAAATCTAACTTGGAAGAAAATCTTGCGAGTCTCATCATTCTCAAATAGTCTTCTCCGAATCTCTTTAGCGGATCACCTACAGTTTTCAAAACCTTATTCTTTATATCTCTTCTACCGTCAAAGTAATCTATGATCTCACCTTTAGCATTTAGACCCATTGCGTTTATAGTGAAATCCCTTCTTCCTACATCCTCTTCGAAACTTCCTGTAACCTGTACGGATTCAGGTCTTCTACCGTCCATGTACTTACCATCTGTTCTAAATTGAGCTACCTCAAAATCCATCCCACCTTCTTTAGCTACAACTATCCCAAAGTCCTTAGACTTTCCTATGTCATAGGTCTTAAAAAGCCGCTCAAGCTCACTTATCGGCATATTAGTAGCAATGTCTACATCATGGGGTTTCAGGTTTCCTAAGATGATATCTCTAACCGATCCACCCACAATATAAGCTTTGTATTTCTTCTTGTTTATCTTATTCAAGATAGAAACTGCCGCTTTAAGTTCCTTGTTTCTCCGTATGTAGTCTTGCCAGTCTTTCAATTGTTGTCTTTCTTCTACAAGATAGTTTAAAAATTTCATATATCCTCATCTTATACGAATTTCTCATATATTACTTTAACGGTTTCAATCTTAGCTTTATTTATTTCTACTATTCCTTTACCTATATTGACATTATCTCTAGTTGATTTTATTCCATATGTTCCTGTCTCATCTACTGTTTTCCAGATATGATCATATGCTTCTGGAAAATCTAATTGTCTTTGATATTGATCTGGATCTACTGTAGGTGAAACATCAGAAGAATCAAATACTACTATATGAATACTTGGTGGACATCCACCACTAACTATAGCCCATTCAGTTAGATTAGAAACTCCATAGCTTCCAGAAGTACAATAACTACATATTCCTCCACAACTTGAGACTCCTAAATCTATAGCTTTTTGAGCTAAATAAGCATTTGATTGAGCAGTTAAATCTGCTAGTACAACATTTTCAATTGCTTCTCTTTGCTCCTGTAAATCTGCCGCAATAGATGTAAGCTCCGTTATGGAGTCTTCCATTTGTTGGATTTGCTCTGGATAACCAGCTACCATTTCTCTTAATTTATCAACATCACTCATAATAATTTTACTCCACTTATCCTACAAATACATTTCCAGAACCAGTTACAATGGTTCCAAAAAAACATCCTGTAAAATAACTAGTCAATCTCGCTTGAGGAAGAGAATTGCTTAAAACAGTTCCCGATCCTGTTACTATAACTCCTACATGTCCACATCCACCTAATACTACATCCGTTAATCTTGCTCCACCTAAAGAGTTTCCACCAACATTAGGAGAAGAAGTTACTATAACTCCAGACATTGATATACAAGTAGGATCATGATGACAACAACATGTTCCTACTCCTACATCTGTTAATCTTGCAAAAGGTAATCCCATAATTAAAACCTACTTGCTGGATTAAAATCTCCTGCTTCTTCTAATTGCTTTATCATGTTATCTTTAGAAGCAGTAGAAATTGCTTCTGATTGAATTTGATAAGTATTTAAATTTTGTTTTAAAGCTGGATATAGATCCTCTGTCAGTTTATCAAAATCAAATTCTCCGCTACTGTCTACAGGGAGATCATCCAACACTTGATCAATTCTATCATTCATATCATCTATCTGATCTGCATATTTTGCGGCATCGGCTGAACTAGTAATACAAAGTTGATTTTTCTCTATGGCATTTAACAATCTGTTCAAACTATACCTTTCAAATAAAGCTATAAGATCTGAAAGACTACCACATAAAAACCTTTCTGCTACTGCCATTGCCGCTTGTGCCGCTCCTCCTAAGTCTCTATCAAGATTTTTTAACTTTCTATTTACTTCTCCTCTAATCTTATTAAGGCAATCCTGTATATAGTCTTGAACTATAGGAACTTGATCTTCATCACATCCTAAATTAGTAGTGGTTACGTTATCTACTACATCTTGTGCCATTTCAAATGGAGTAGATAAATTCTCTAATGGAAAATCAATTGCATCCTGAATCCAACCATTAGCTTGTGACTCTAAAACATCTCTATATGACTCTAAAGCATTTACATCTGCTTCTAATCCTCTTATTGCTGAATCAGTACACGCTCTTGCCATTTACTTCTCCTTAATTCAAATTGATCTTTGGTGCTGTTATGTTTACTTCTGTAGAAGAAACCAAATTAACTTTTCCTGTTACTGTTATATTAAGCTCTCCTCCAATAGTCTCATCCTTATCTCCTCCAATAGTCTCATCCTTATCTCCTCCAATAGTCTCATCCTTATCTCCTCCAATAACTTCCGTATCATCTCCTCTTATTTCTGTTCTCCTATCTCCGTCTACTCTTCTATCTTCATCTGCATTGATTTCAGTTTGTTTGTTGCCTTTAACTTTATATCGTTCATCTGCATCTACAGTTACATAGTTATCTTGTACAATATGAACATACTTGTTTTCTATAACAATTTCATACTTATCCGACTGGTTCCGAATAATCATTTCTCCATTATTACCAATTTCCATGTAAGTATTACTAGGATGATAAAAAGCAAGACGTTTTGCACCTGGAGTTGAATCTATTTCAATCGTCAACCCACCATGAGTAGTAAAAACAAAATTATGTGGATACTTTGCATTATAAAAAGGATTCGGTTCATCCCAACTTCCTCCGTAAGCAACCTGTATTGCTTGATCTAAATTCTCTTCTTTAGTTTGAACTAGAGTTTGACCACTCTCCCCTCTTGCTAACCTATGTACATCTGGTTCTCCTATTCTGATAGGATACTTTCCATCTGGATCTCTAAACCCATCTTTTTTTGAAGCCGAAACGCCTTTATTTACTTCTGACTTCTCCAAAGATTCTTTACTCTGTGGAATTCCAGGCATAGAAGCAAAATATCTAGGTTGCATCGGATTAGCATTTTCAAAGAACACCATTACATGAGATCCTTGTAATGGAACTCCCCATATTCCAAACCCACCTATTGATCCTTCTGCTACTGGAAGACAAGGTTCGGCCCAAGGCAACTCATCAGTAGGGATTCCTTCAATTTCAGTTTTTGTCTTCTTCTCCGTATGTAGTCCGAAAACTCTAATTCTAACTCTACCAGCTTTTTCAGGATCGGTATTATCTTCTACAACACCTCTATAAAAACCAAAAAGTTTATCTGGATCTAATTGTAAATCATATGGTGAATTCTTTATCATTATCAATTCCTCATAATTATATTTGGTTGTTCTTTTTTACTATACAAATTAGTTATTACTGAATCATACAACATTAAACTATCGCTATCATGATAAGCATTTTTTATACATACAAGTCTTTGCCTATATGGATATGTAGCTCCTGTCTTAAAACTATGAGTAACGGATTTTATTAAATACTTTCCTCTCAAAGAATCGTTCATTTTATCATTGCCTTGAATTCCAGGCCATTCAATCTCTATATGCTGTCCAGCATGTCTTTTTTCACTTCCTTCTACAATTATGTTTACAATAAACTGCATATTATAGCGTTTAGCCCAATCATTAAATCCAACATCAGATAATGTATCTATACTATTATCACCTACCATTGTATTCGATGATAAGTAGTCATCCATTTTTCCGTATAAAGTTTTCCTACCCAACATTACATTTTTATTTACACCATCAGAATAATTATAATCCATCTGTAAAAGTTTTTTAGTTAAAAAGTCATATCCTCTCCAATGTCCTCCCCTCAACACAGGATTAGAATTTCTATCAATGGCGTTTATCCACCATTCTAAAATTTTATTCTCATCTGATACAACATCACTTTGTAATACGTAAGTTTTCTTATCTAAAGTTTTATCTACATCCATTAACAGATAATTCAAAGATAAAGCATTAAGAGTTATACCGTTTACTGTATTATTAAAAATCAGATAACCACTTGTACCGCTACGTTTTCCCTTTGCTCTTCTACATAAAAAATTCAAAGTTGTTCTAGGAGTCCAATAAGGCATTATAAAATCTGTAGAATTACTTGATTCTTCTAAATTTATTTTGAATCCACTAGTACTTGCAAAAAGCATATAATTAAGGATGTCTTTAATTATTTGAGAATATTTTTCTCCTTTCCAACTTCTACTGTATTTTCTTAAAGTATGAGCCGCAAAAAAAGGATCTACGAAATTGATCTCTATTTGGTTTTCACTAGTCTCCCTCATCCCTGGCCCTGATTGAGAAATCCTTCCAACCTTCCATATATCAAAAACCATATTCTTATCAGACTGACCTTCACCGTAAATTATAACAATTTTTTCTTGTCCAGTAAAAGGCCCAACTTCTAAAAAATTATATCTATCATTGAAGATAAGTTTACCGACCATACAAAACTTGAAGATATCCTCTATGAAATATAAATCATAAATGTCTTCGTTTAATAAAACGATGTTCTGTTTTTCTGTAATAAACATGACAGAGTAAACCCCTTTTTTAAGTTCTACCTGTCCTGTTTTTTGATAATCTGTTTGTGTCATTATACTTTCTGCTCTGCTATTCTTTCAAGATCTTTGACTATTGCGTAAACAAAATCATCTCTTAATACTTTTATAATATCACCTTCTGATAATTCTTCGAATGGATTTACTATATTGTTTAAGATAGCTAATGCCCACCATATGTATTGATTATTATAAAGATTCCATGAAATATTATCCCAAAATTCTCCGTTAGCCACCTGATAAGTATTGAAGTAAGCGGTTTCAGTAAAGACGCTATCATTCAAAATATAGCTTCTAAAGATATTCATAAACTTTGTTTCTCTATCTTCATCCAGCAAGATATTAAAAAGTCTCATGAAACTATAATTGTTTATTTGTTTACCTGTAAGCTCAAAAAAATTTTCGTCTGTATATTCTGTTACAGCGATAGCTCCTCCTCCGTTATCAACCCTGCTTCTACTTCTCTATGACAATTAGCACAAAGGATAACGCATTTTTCTATTTCTTCATTGAGAAATGTGTCAATTAATTTATCATCCATTAGATTTTCTCCATACCTTTTGAAATGCTTTCATCCATATCTGGAGTTAACATTCCTTCCGCTTGTAATACCTCTCTAGCGAACTGTAAATTATGCTGTCTGGTACGCCTTGAGATGTCTGGTTTCGAACCATACCGAATTGCTTGGTGATAGTTGCCTTGTCCAGTAAAGTACGTCATAACACCGTCCTCTGACTCCCTCATTTGAATTCCAGAATCACCGTCATCTCTAATCAACATCTTCTCCATTTTCTTACTCTTTTTTCCTTGATCCTTATCGGCTTTATCTAGAGATCTTGCATATACCTTATCAATGGTTTCGACTTCTTTATACTTAGGTTTTTTTTGCAAATACTTATCCATTTTGTCACTTTCCATTTGACTTTTCCTCCCTGTGAATCTTCTTGCTATTTTTTCTATTATAATTCTTAGATTTTATTTGATTTTTGCGTTTTAATCTCCAATTAGGTTTCAAATATAACTCTCCTTAGAAGAATACAATGCTACTAATTATTATTTATATATTTTTAAAGTGGAATTTGAAAAAAATGTAGGAAAAATGGTGAGATAATAAAAAAAAGAGCGATAAAGGATAACCCTAAAAATCCTCTATCGCTCTTCTTTCTTCTTTTGGCTCATGTGCCACCCAAAAAACACATGACACCAACGTAACTTGCTCCATGCCACATCACTAACAAGGAACAAGTCTCCTAGTCAATATCGGGGATGAAATTTGACTAGGGGCGAACCATCCTTCCCCAAGGTATGGTTCAATGACCTAGCGGCAACTAGGTCGGGCATACGTTAATCTTTAGTGGAAAAAATATCTTGCGGAGTACCACTAGAGAAAAGATCTTGGTCATGTCCAGTATCGAATACTTCTCCATTAGCTGGAGAATTTTGTAATTCATCTGGATCTATAACAAATTCGTCAATGTCAAAAAAATCGTCCATGATAAACTCCTTCATTTTTAAGGTGAATTGTGATTGTCTACTATATACTTATCACAATTATAATGCAATGTCAACAACTTTTTTAAAGCTAGCCCAATCTACCCTAATTGTATCATTAGGTTTTCTAGAATTCTCCCTAATGAATCCAGTCAATCGGAACTATGTGAGAACCACAATCCCTTATAACTCTTCCAGCTAATGGCCTGGGCGTACAGGAATAGATCAGAAAAATTTTAATTCTTCATCCATTGTTTTTTAATTTTACGATTCTTCCATGATTTGCGAGTATCGACATCTCCCCTTTGATAATCATCCCATGCATCGGGAAGATTGAAAGGGCTTCTTTTAAGTCTTCCGTATCCTTCACTAGCAAACCACAAGCGTTTTTCCTGAGTGCTTTTAGGAATTTTATACCAGTAACGAAATCGGTAGTCACGTTTACAAATAGTAGGAACTGGATCTACACGAAAACGAAAGTAGATATATTTTCCTGAGAATCTAGTGTGCCAACGGCTGTCAAAAAGTTTTTCTCCGTATTCAATCATTATGACCTCCATTAAGTAAATTTACTTAATGGATGTCGATATCAAATTTGTACGGCATTTTGATCTCCTTTATTCTATGGGGTTGCTTGGCATCCCAAAGGTCGAATATCGTCTTTTTTGATTATATTACCATCCTATCATACTATAATAGGCCTGTCAAGTATTATTTATAATTGGTTTAATAAAATCCTCAAAAACACGTTTATACTTGACAACGTAATCTTGCTGTGATCCAGCCGATATATCATTCTTCGTACTGGAAGCAACAAAGCTTGCTTCTGGACAAGGTACTCCTAGATATCCCATTTTAAAGGCTTTCAGAAGAAACGCATAATCCAATAGCCGTTTATATTTATCATCTGTCACTAGCCCTACCTTTTCAATAACGCTGGATCTAAACAATGAATTTGAGCTTATGTAATTAGCTTGTAATAACCTGTCGATATCAAATGGATCTGCATTGAATTTCTGGTTTACATGTCCTTTAAATTCAAAGGACGCATACGCATATCCCACCTGATCAAACTCCGCATATTTCTTGAGGGTCGCTACAAGCTTGTCTATCATTCCTCTACCCATCGTAATATCTCTATCTACCATAAGATAGAATGGGGGAAGAGCCTTGAAGCTCTTGTACCACTTAATAGCTTCCAAGGCATTTACAGGAATATTATTATCTCCGTAACTTTTAACCCATGTATATCTAGTCTTGTTTCTCTTCAATGAAACTTTCGTTTCTCTACTTACCTCATGATTAGGAAGTAACGGAGTTACGACTAGTACTTCTGGATCTTTACATTCTGTCACCACACAAATCTTATTCCTCATTTTTAAACCTTATCTTTGGTTCCATTACAGCTTCCAGCGGAAATAGCTCATCCCTCATAGGCATTAAAGTTTCAAACATATGAAGAATTTCAAATTTAACATTCCTAGTAGGTTTATAACCAAGAGCTTTTAAATTATCTGTTACATAATGATAGTAATGACTTCCAGTATGTTCCATTCTAGGAGTATCAATCCATTGCATATCTACCATCCATTCAAAATCAGATGCAACTTCACGAACCATCTTAGCTATATCATTCATGGAGTGCCATTCACTTAATTGATTCCAACATTGAACCTTTCCCTTTTCCGCTGGATTTTTTACTGCTAACATCAAAGCTTGTACACTATCATTTAATGAAAGAAATGTCCTCTGATGCTCTCCTTTACCATATATAGTCAAAGGAATACCAAGGATAGCTTGTAAAACAAATCTATTGATTACAGTACCACCAGCTTCGTCTGTATCGAATCGACTATAAATATTACTTTCGGAAATCTCATCTGTATATGTTCCGAATACAATTCCCTGCATTACATCTGTACATCTAAGATTCCATGCTCTTGCAAGGTAGTCGATTAAATATGTTGAAGCCGTTTTACTAGTATGATAAATACTTCCAGGTCTTCGTGGAAATATTACTTCATTGCTAATCCGTCCTTTATGCTCAAATTTTGCATATCCTTCTTCAATATCAATATTGCAGTAATGATCATATTCTCCAGCCGTACCAATAGTGATATAATGACAATTAGGAACTATCTCTTTAATATTCCATAGAATATTATTTGTTCCAAGAATATTATTAGACAAAACTGATTCTGCATTTTCCCTTGACTTCATACTAAATGGGCCAGAAGGATTATGAGCCAAATTAATAACTATATCAGGCTGAAAATCCTCAAACATATTTTTTAAAATTTCTGGCTCCTCTTCAATATCAACTTCTTCAAATGAAAAAGTACCTCTGTACATTTCACTAAATAAAACAGCTTTCTCTTCCATATCTAAAAGCGGAGTAGCAGAAAAGCTACCCATTTGTTCACTTACCCAATCTCTTCTCCAAAAATTATCAATTCCAATAACTTCGTTACCTTCTGCTAACAATCTTTGAGTCAAAGCATTTCCAATATAACCGTCACATCCTAATACGAAAATCATAACAACCTCCTCTACATCCTCCTTTCCTTTAAAGGAACATATAGCCTTTATATGCTCCTTTAAAGTACCAAATATGAAACATTAAGTCCTTTTTACTTCTTTAATGTTGCAAATTTTACACTTTAAACTCTTCTTCTTTAATGAACTCTTCTTTCGGCTCATCTGTAGGAACATCCACTCCTTTCTTAGATCCAGCGTTTCTGAAACGCCAATCAGAATAACATCTATCTCCAAATCCATAAGCCATAGGTTTTGCATGTAGTATCGTCATTTTATATACCCCTTTAATAAATTTACTTTGTAGTTATCTGTAAACCCTTCTAAGATTTCAGATATTTTTCTTCCTTTCCTTACGGCAAACAGAACTCCTTTAGCTGGACAATCCTTAATAGCTAAAGCAAATTCTTTCTGATCCTCAATAGCTCCGTATGTAGCCCATGATATAGTAATATCCTTTATCATTTCACGGTAAGCTACCATATAAGGCTCAAACTCTGGCTTATCCTCTGGAAAATGAATTAGATATTCTAAATGATCATGCATGAAAACTAACTTTACTACTCTCTTCTCTGTTATAGCTCCGTTTTCCCTTAGATGAGCAATAGCTAGATAAGCAGGATTCTTGATCTTAATTCTCCAATCTCCTATTGCGGCTACATACCCTTCTTCCATAGCTGGTAGTGCCTTAGAAGACTCTACTATCTCTTCCCATGTTTTAAATTCATGTTTTTGTGGATAAAACCAATGTGCTTCTGTAGGAATAACCCAAGACCAAGTAATTTGATTTCCGAAAAATTCTCCAGTAACCTTATTTCTAACTTCCAGAAGAAAAACTTGTTTCTCTGGATAAGGAGTAACTACCCTTGTCTCTGGAGATACCATTTCAAAGATTATGACTAGATCCTTACTGATTTCTTTAAAGATATCATTTGGATCTCCACCAATTGCTTCTTTAAAAATATCAGCATATGTCTTCTTCTTATTCGGAACTAGACCTTCTGCAAACGCCATTTGGCGTGTTGATACGTTCCATTTGGCTCCGTCATGGTAGACATTAGTAAGAGAACCATCTATCTTATCATCTATTGTAGATTTAGTAACATCGAACTCATCGGATCTTGGATCTTCTCCGTAGTTCCAGAATCTATCGAAAGATCTACATAGAATTTTATGATCTGGCTTACTTAAAATTAAACCTCTACACTCCATGACTATAGGATGAAACCTATGTTTATAGGAATCTATTTGATGGTAATTTAAAACTACTCTATCAGGATATTCGTCTTTTACTTTTATCCCAAAGTTAGTTGTTAAATCTCTGTAGATATGATCTTTTAAGTACTCTTGTACTAACATTTTACTCTCCTATTATTATTTTGCTGTTTATATGTACTCCATTTGCAATTAATAGGTTCATAATGTCCATCATTATCAATTCTATCTAGAGTTAATCCTTCTGGACGTTCTCCCATGTCTGCGAGAAAATTTTCAAATACCATCCAGCGTTCACAGACCATAATACCTCTTCCACCATAATAGTTAAATTTAAAATTATTAATATTTAAACATCTTTGTTTCATTGCATCCCATGACCTGTATGTTCTACTTCTATATCTTTGTCCATTTGTATGACCATGAATAGTTTTACTTTCTGACATTAAACATCCACAAGACTTTCTACCATTATGAAGTAAATAAGATGATTGTACTTCTATTATATTACCACAGTCACAAATACATTTCCATATAACATATTTGTTATGTCTTTTACCAGTATCTTCAACAACTGTTAATCTTCCAAATTTTCTATTTGTTAGATTAATTTTTCTAGACATTTATTCTCCTTTTTCTGGTAATCTTATATTTTCTCCTCTATCTTTTGCTTCATTATATAAACGATAGAATTGTGATGTATTACCATCCCAATCACAGATATCTTTTTTCGGATCATACTTTAATTCTACTGATCTAGGTTTCATTATAACTTTATGACAATCATGATCACATTTCGGGCAACTAATTATAGACAACTTCTTATCTGTCAAATTCTCAAATATATTACCGCAATGCTCACATTCCCAATCAAACATAATCTTCGGCATCTTCGTCATCCTCCAAATCTCTCATTGACTCTCGTTCAAAAAAACAATCAGTACATAATAATTTTCCGTCCTCATTATGAACCAATGTTCCTTCTTCTTCATTCATTAAGTCTTCGGATGTTACTCCGCAATCTTCACATTTCTCTTCTTCTTTTCTTTTAGAACTATACGCTTCAAAATCGTCATCCCAAGACATCAATAACCCTCCTTGCTAGCCCACTTCTTACCTTTCAAAATAAAAGTGGATTTCGAAATTATTCTTCTAGCTACTTCTCCGCAA